CCCAGTATTTTTTTAATTGATTATAACTTTTAATGTCATTTTCTTGATATTTTTCTGGAGTATTGTAGTCACTGTTATAACCTTTTGATAATTCGTTAATAAAATAATCTTCAAACGTTTTATATTTTCTAGCTTTGTTGATTTCTTCTTTTGCATCGGATAAGGTTTTTTGCTGTGCTTTGCTTAGTTTAATCATTCGGTTAACTCCTTTCTTTTATCCCTGATAGGCATTGCTGCCTATTTCGTATTAATTCTCAAATACTCTTCAGAGGGATTTTTAATGTTTGAATGTTACTATATAATCATTATTTTCTTTGTTGATATCAATTTGTTGTTCATAATAATCAGCTAGTGTATTAATTTCTTCTATTTGGTTTTTATCAATGATGCATTCTCCTGTTTGTCTTAATTCCTTCCATGCTACATCTGTAATAAATCTTACTTGTTCAATATTCATTCTTTTTATCTTCCTTTCATTCCGAATAAAATTCGTGTTTTATGGTATTTTATGGTTGTCTGTTATAGTCTGTTTCTTTCTCCTTTCAAGAAAAGGATATAATTTTCTGCTTTTTCTTTTGTTTTAAAATTAGCTTGACATTTTAAATCGACAAATACACTAAAAGGATATTCTGTAATTCCTGATTCTGTTATAAAAAGTTCTCCAAGATGATAATTTTCGTGCTTATATACTGTCATTTTATCGACTGTTATTTTGACTATACAATGATCCAATAAAGCTCCTCCTCCATAACTAGAGGAATTTTTGATTAGTAAAGGGACTTTAATACTTCCCGTACTCCTCCCAATATATCCTATAGTATCATTTTCCTCTTTCCAGTCTTCTCCTGTTATAGTGTCCCCAAAAAATACACGAATTCTCGATCTGTTATGTCTTACGTTTTCTAAAATGTTAATAACCTCTTGACATGTTTCTTCGTGGTATGCAGTACCATTGACAATTTGATAATTAATAGTATTACCATTTGATAATTTTTCAGAAACTAGATTTTTTTGCATGTTATAACCTCCTTTTTATTAATTCGATGTTAGGCTATAGCATTGTTATAATGATTCTGTTATAGCCTAAAGTTCGGACTAATAAAGATTAAAAGGGATTAGTCCAATTGTTATACTGTTTATTTGTTATTTGTCCATCTTCGCATAAAGAATCAGTAAAATTATTCCAAGCTTCTGCTCTTGCAGGTTTGTCCTTTATACCATCTGATTCATACCTTTTTATAATGCTAGGTAAAATTTCTTCCTTAAAAATCTTCATAGCTTGTAATTTTGTCATCCTGTTATTACCTCCTTATTGTTATAGAATGTTTTTGTTATGCTAATGCTATTAAAATTTCTTCAATTACTAAATTTATTTGATATTCCAATATTTCAGCTATTTTTTGTTTGTCATATATACCTTTATATGCGTTCCCCCTTGGCAGATCTCCATCGTTATAAAACCTATAATACCTATGTACCATTTTTTTGTATTTGTCTTTTAATCCTTTCTTAATTTGCAGATCATCGATCAAAGTTTCTGTTATAAATGTCTGATATTTACCCTTTTTGTTCCAATAAGTATTATCAATTTTTAACATTGATTAACCTCCTTATGGTTATTATAGATGACTGTTATTATTATAATCATCTTTTATACTTATAACCTTTATACTATTATAGCATATTGTTATAAGCATAAAAGGGAATTATAAAGCAATTCCCTGGTATTATATGTTGGTTTCTACTTGTCTAAATCATAGTCAAAATTGTTGCAAGCAATATTTTTTCTTTAGTTTCTAATATTGTTAGATAAATTTTGTAATATGTTTTTTCTCTCATTTTTTAACTTCCTCCCCGTTATCGCTTGAAAACATGATTTTAACGGAATTTAAATATAAGTCCATCCTTCTCCTTTCATAAAAATGTTATAAATTTTGTCGAATAATGCATGATGGTTATGTCTGGAATTCATAAGCTTTTTTAAAATTTTGTACATTTGGATATAATGATATTTGTTATACATTCGTTTTAACCTCCTTTAAATTGACTCAAACCGAAACACCAACTCTGTTATATTGTTTTGGTGTTTCAGGTTTCAACCAACTTAAGAAAGTTTAAAATAATGCTCTTGCCTTTTCGCAAGCTGCGCGAAATAATTCTCCTCCGTGTGAATATGCGTAGGAATCAGATTCTAACCAACTGTGTGCGGTATCTCCTGTACCATCGACAGGAACAAGGGAAACACCTTCTTCTGTTTTTTCAACGTAATAATATTTACGAATAGTAGAATTCATAATATTTTGGGTTGTGACTAATACTTTTTTCTTTGTCATTTATAACCCTCCTTAAATTTATTCGACAATAGCAATATAACCGTTATTCTGTTATGTCATATTGCTATTAACCAATAAATTTTTAAGGTTTAATATTCTGTAATGTCATATTTAAAAAATCCAAAACAAGCTCCATCTCCATCGGTAGCACCAAAAAAGTAATTAGCTGGACAGATATTATTAAAATAATCAAATACTTCTTCCCATATATAACCAGCTTCTTCTTGTTTGTTTTCAGGGATTGTTATACGAGAATAAAATTGGTTAGTATATGTCGGTAAAAGCTTTTCTTCATCCTCTTTGTCAGTATTAGAAAATACTTTTTCGATATCCTGTTTTAAAGGAGTCCTCATGTTATAAGCTACCATTAAATCATATGCAGAAGTTAAAAGATGTTCATTTTTTAATGTTGCTTCACTAAAGATAATACCTTCTTTTTGTCGGATCTCTTTTTGCAGGTCTTTAATACTCATTTTGTTATACTCCTTTGTTCCCTGCCTGCCTGGTTTGGTCAGGTCTTAAGGGAGATAACTTGTTATTAAGTTATCTATAAATTATACCATATACTTGTTATAGTCTGTTATAAGTATATGGTACAATCTAACATAACTTAATTTTATAATTCCATCATCATCTCGTTAAGTGCAGAATAGTCAAGTAATTTGGATATCCATTTAATATTATCTGGTGTCTTATCGTACTGCATGCCCAAAGAACGAATAAAACCGGAATAGGTTATTTTTTTACCTTCTTTTTCCCTTCTGTTTTTGTAGTTTACTGCACTTTGATAAAGACTATAATCATTATTGATCCATAATGCAACATTCCAAGTCGATCTGTTTTTCCATCCATTATAATCTGTATTAGTTGTTGTTGCCATTCTAAAAAACTCCTTTTTCCATACCTGCCATTTTGGTCAGGATTTATAGGAAAGGACTATGTCCTTTTAAGATTATACCATTGTTATAATATAACCTTAAAAAGACATATAAAATGTCTTTTTTATTGGTTTAGTTTTTGCAAGCTTCATTCTCTTTTAACAGGCAATTGCCTGTTATTTGTTATAGATTATTTAATAAATTTATACCTATTAAATGGTTAACCTGTTCGCCTGTCATGTGAAAAAACCTTCCTGCTTTTGTCATATTTTCTTTGCTCGTATAGACTTTGTTTGCATAATATCCAGCATTTACACTGTAAAAAGGTTGATATACTGTTTTATAAGTTACAATGTATTTGTTGTTATGATATGCCTGTTCTATATTCCTGCTTGTTTTGTTATTATCTTTTATCATGTTATCTTCCTCCTTTAATTTAGCATATTGCCCATTAAAAGAGAATAAAACTTGCATTATCCCTTTTGTTATAAAGAGTTTTTTGGCTTTTATTCGTGTCTCTGTAAGCTCTGTTGAATGCAAAGCGTCCTATTCACAAGGATACCCTTCGCTCAGATGCATAAGACTTTTATTATGCTCCCATATTCAGTTATCAAAGAACATCCTATTCATACACGACTAAACTGTATGCCACGGGCTAACAACTTTGTGGGCTCAACCCTCCTTTTTTTATTTATTGTATTCATTTTAGCACGACTTTAGAACTTTGTCAACCCTTTAAGGGAAAATTATTTTTTACTTCGGGTTGATCCCTGCTAACTACTTCCTAGCAGGTTTTTTTGTATCTCTCTCTTAACTGTCTTTATTTTAGCATAGTATATAGGATATGTATACTATCATATATTATTATATTTAGCTGTATAGGGTTGTTTTGAGTGGCTTATATGCCTTTATCTCACTATCTTGGAGTATAACTTTAAATTGCTATGTTTTTTGATGTTTTGGAATATTATTTATTGGTTGTTAGATGTTGTTTTGGGATCTGAAAAGGGTTGAATTAGACTGGAATCAATTTTAAGACGTTTTAAAGGTGTTTTGAGCGTGTTAGAGTGTGTTTAGGTGTAATAAGTCTAATAGAGGATTTCTGACGGCAGGAAGGGTCGTTTTTGTGGGAGGGTTTTGTGATCTGGAATTTAAACAGAAAAAGCAAGGTAAAATTTTGTCAAGTAATTTTACTTTACATGGTTAGCATGATTATCCTTTAGTTTAGTAAAGCGTTAAAGTATTAACATGTTAGCGTATCAACATGGTACTATATTAGAGTATTAATATTGTAATGTGTTAGAGTATTAATGTTTTAAATAGTTTACCAAAATTTTGCATGTTATGAATCGAAGTTCAGATCTTGAATCATTCATTCAATATATAAATAATGTTCCACGTGGAACAATTCAACAAATAAATAATGCAGCTAATACCAGGTTAAAACCTCCTGCCTGCTTTCCTTCTTATCATACTGCCTTAAATCCCTGCCTTATCTCCTTTTAACCTTCATACCTTTCCATAAATCTAACACAAATACATTGTGTTAGATTATTGCATTCCCTGTATCCCTTGCTATATACGGATTACAGCTTTTTAGCACTTTTTTTAGCACTTTTTCAGGATGTTACCCCCTGTTTTCCTTCTTCTTCTCTTCTTCTGCGGCCTGCCATACCTCCCGCCACGTTTACAAATATGCTTCCAAATCCTGCCAGCTATAGCCCCCCAGTACATTAACTCGTTTAGCAATGCCATTTTCGATTCCGACTACACCACTAAAATCAATTCTCACATCAAACTTAAAATCAATTCCGAATTATCCTATAAATTTCACTCGTTAATCTTTCGTAAAAACATGCACCAATCTAAAATATATACAGCCCCACACTAATTACTTCTATACATTATAACCCTTACTCAAACATTCTATCATATAAAATAAATCTTTAATAAATCCCCAACACAATAACGCTTTAAAACACTCTAATAATATTTATACATAAAAAATAGAGCTTAGTACGAACACCAAACTCCAATAGAATAGCACATGAGAAAAATTATATTGCACATATAAAAGACATGTAAAAAAGCATATATTATTTGATTAATTCTAATTTTTCCATCAACCCACCGAAATTATCCTTTAAATCGTCTGGTAAAATATATACCTTACCATATCCATCTAATCTATCATATTTTTCAATCTTATCTTCCGTCCTTTCTTTATAATCATTAACTCTACTATTGTCTGTTTCTCTATCAACCAATAATCCAAAATATTCTACTATATAACATTTATTTTTAGTAAATACAAACCAGTCAGGTACTTTCCCATCAATTTTAATTGTTCTATCAGTATTATTGGGATTATACATAACATATTTAAACTTTTTCTTTAGAATATCATGTATTTCAGCTTCTTCTATAGAATCAAAATTATTTCTAATATAGTGAATATCAAAATCTTTAGGATCAAACTTCTCTGGATATACTTCGTTAACCCAATCAAATAAACTATTATAATATTTTTTACAAACATTATACATTGTACTTGTTCCTTTATCTCTTAAAACAGTTAGCGTAATATATAAAGGAACTTTTTCTAACTGAATTTTCATATCTTCTTCTATAAAATATTTTAAAGCCCTAATTCTATTTTCTTTACTGTCCCAATACTTGAATCCAGGAATCTTAAACTTGTACGCTGGATATTTATTATCATATAACTCCATTACAAATCCTAAAAGGTTGTTTCCATATCTTCTCATAAATCCTTTTAAGTTGGCCGATTTAATTAATGGTTCATATTTATAATTGTATATATCCTTAAGTATTATATTATGTTTATTAATATAATTATTAAATGCTATTTTTGCACTTTCAACATTAGTTATTACTTCTTCTCCGTTTCTAAAAATAACGCCAAATAATTCTAAGTTAACCTTTTTTATTATGCTTTTACCTTTTACTCCAAACTTACAAACCTTTTGAATTGCTTTTAAATCCAAATCTAAATACTCACTAAACATCCCTTTATCATAACAATCTTTTATAATAGTAATTTTATCTTCTTCATTATTTATTACTTTAGGCAAAATATTATTACTTTTATTAGCAATCCAATGATTATAAATTTCTAAAACTTTATGATCTCTATATAATTTATAAATTTCCATTCCATATTTATTATATATAATCCTTAATTCTTTATCATTATGTTCTATAAAATCTTTTCTTCGAGTATTGCTCCAAGTACAATCCCTACAAACTGTATATAAAGGATACTCCTTTCCACTATGTTGATTTTCCCTAAAGAAATTAATATGATAAGGATAATAATTATTACACTTGGTACATTTCTGCCAAACAATATCAGGTTCAATCTTTAAAACATATGTAATACAATCTCTGATATATTCATTATAGTTCCATTTATTTAACATTTCTTCTGAAACTTTTTTAAGAAATCTATCATCTTCACTAATAACATCCATATGTAAATATTCTAACAATACATTCATAGCTTTTCGTTGTTCAATTGATAATCTACCTATTTTACTATTACTTAATACCTGCTTTAATCCTTCTTCTGAAATACAATTTACGTTTTGTGTACTTCCAGTATGTAACCCATAATCTATTTTAAACTTTTTTATGTATTGAGAATATTCTTTTTGTAAACTTACTGTATTAGTTTTCTTTAATAAAATCTTTTCCATAATAAAACTAATTGGATAATAAATAACACATTCGTCTTTAATAATTGGGACTTTAACATCTCCTATTAATATTTCACTTTGATTATCTAGCAAACAATTCTTCTCTCCTTTATATTATTTATACTATGTTTAAGGGGAATATTATTTATTGTCTATTAACTTCCAATAAGCATCACTCCTTTCTATTTTTTGAACATAGTTGCTCTAAGTATATTATAACACATAATTTTTAGTAAGTCAAATATAATAATATTTACTCCTCATCACCCTCAATCTACCTCACTCAAACCCTTACCACAAACACATTTCACGCACATTATACCACATCAAATAAATCCCTTCCTATACAATAGGGGGATACATTTACAATTGATAACCGATACAATTTATAGGTATATACGATAGTGAAAATTTGGGAAAATATTTTTTGAAATAAATTTAAAATTTTATAATAAAAAATTTAATAAATAATATATAAATATAAAATCAAACAAATTGTATAAATATATAAATAATAATTTGACATTATAAATAATTAATGGTATACTATAAACAGGTGAAATATTTTAAAAAATTGGATGTGAAATTTAATTGATAAATTTTAATAGTAGTTAATCAAATGTGGTTAAATAAAATAAAAAACCTAAATCTTGAAGCGTATGCTTCGAGATTTAGAGACTTTCGCGTTTTCGCGGAAGGCTAACCCCTTGACTACGTCACAAATTAATATAATTAGGATAAAATCTAAGCATATATTATGAATTAATACTCATATATAATAATGAATATATTTATTAGGTGGAAGTGGACAAAAACGTGAAGTTCTATTAATCAAAATTCAGAAAATTGTCCACCCAAAATCAAAAAATAAAAAAGGAGAAAAATATTGAATTACATATCAGATTATATTAATTTTACAAAAGCAGACAAAACAAAATTTAATATAGTAGCTTCAGGATGTGGTACAGGTAAAACCTTTTGGATAGCTAATAACATAAAAGAATATTTACCATATATCAAAGCATCTGAAATGCTATTTATTACATCTAGAGCTTTAATAGTTGAACAACAATCCAAAGTAGATAGTATAACTAAATATAAACCCAACAATATTGTAGAAATCAAACATTGGAATGGAGAAAAAGATTCATTAGACATTGTAGAAGCCAAAGGTATTCAAATTATGACTTATGATAAAATTATAACAATTTTAAAAGAAAAGAATGCAGAAGGTTTTGAAACACTAGGTAAAATAAAAATAATATTTTTTGATGAATGTCATACATTATTTTCTGATGGATTCATACAAGATATTGAAATGTTAAAAACTTGGATTAGAGATATTTTATATACTAATACGAAATACATAATTGGTTTAACAGCTACGCCAAAAATATTACAATATTATCAAAAAGAGTGGGGAGTCAGTGTTCAACGATTAAATAAAGAAATTCTAGTTAATTATAAAGCAAAACAATTATATTGTACAAATTTCAATACATTACATTTTCTTTTAGCCAATAAGGAAATTCAGGGTAAAACTATTGTCATGTGCTATTCAATTGATGATTGCTATAAACTAAAAGCTAAAATACCGAATTCATTTGTATTGGTAAGCAAAAGTAATTCTAAAAAATATATGCCTGAAATGGAAGAAGTAAGACAATATATAGTTGATAATGAAAGTTTACCTAATACATATTTAGAAGTATTTGAACGAGATTCTAAAACTAAGAAACCAATTACATCTGAAAGAAGAAAATTGGAAGTATTAATAACTACTAGCACACTAAGAGAAGGAGTTAATCTTAGAGAGAATAGTGGTGTTAGAAATGTAGCAATAGCATTCACGGATGAATTGCATATTTCTCAATGGGTGGGTAGATGTAGATATAATATCGATAATCTAATTATTGCAGAAAGTTATATTAGGACAGATAATTATAATTCTGAATCATATTTAGCTAAGAGTAGACAGAGTTATAAGGAATTTATGAAAGATATTAATCACACTAAATGGTTTGATAGTATTTCTCATATTATAGATCATGATATAACTAAAATCAGAAGATTTATTTTGAGCAATAAAGAAGAGTTATTTACAACTTATATTAATACTAAATGGTTAGTCCCTAGTGGTTTAGATGAGAATCAAATAATGAAATATAAAATTTATAAAAATGAAGATAAGAAAGAAATAGTAGATAAAGTTATAGATTATCAATTAATCGATGACCCTCCTAGTAGAATTACCTTTAATAGAGTTATAAGATTTATGATTGATACTTTAGGATACTCAATTGAAAACGGAAGAATTCAAATCAAGAAAAAGAAGTATACATATAAACTAATAATAGATTTTGATGATTTTGATGAAGATTACTCTGAAAATAATAATGAAAAGAGGAGTAAAATATTATGATGGCAATTTATCAAATTAAAAACATAGTAAATAAAAAAGCATATATAGGCAGTTCATCTAACGTAACGTTAAGGTGGAACCAACATTTAGAAAACTTAAATTACAATATACATGAGAATTACAAATTACAAGAAGATTTTAATAAACATGGAATATCTGCATTTGTCTTTTCTATTTTAGAAATTGTTAAAAATAAAAAAGAATTATTCCGAAAAGAGCAAAATTGGATTGATTCCATAAATGTTGAAGAAAACTATAATATATTAAGCTATTCTAATTTTAACCATAAAGATAGAATGAAAAAGTCATATGAAATTATAAATTATGAAATAGATGAGGAAGTGAAAATAAAATTAAAAAATAATATTAATATATATCAACATAAGAAAATTAATTCTATTGGTGAAAAGAAAACAAGTTTAAGTAAAAGTTGGTATAACGAAGCGAAAACAGATACAATAAAACAATTATCAAATAATATGCATAATTTTTATAGCAATATAATTAAAGATAAAAAATTTTATTGGACTACATTTATTTCACAACAACGAAAAGTAGCCTCATGTATTAGAGGATTAGTTAAGAAATACGTTGGATTAAATGATATTCCTGAAATAAAATATAATACTTTAGCATTTTGTTCAAATAGCTATCCTAATAAAACAATTCAACGAAATCTAAAAGATGAATTAGATATAAACGACAATGTATTTGCTTTGAATATGTTAGTAAGATGGATTATAAATGTTTCCGATATAAATAGGCCAATAAATATATATATCCCTTCGCGTAGAATGCGAGATATATTAATAGATTGGCTTAATAATGAAAATATATAATCAATAAATATATAATATTTATTTGACTTTAATTCCAAAACGAACTATAATTATAATATAAGAGATACGGGAGTGGAGTATGGTTAACAAATTAGATAATTAATATATTCACAACACACATAATATCTACTCCCCTATAAATATGAAAAAGAAAAGAGGTGAAAAATAATAGACAAATATATTGGAAAGTACAGAGTGTTCCGTGAAATTGACCTAACCACAGGCAAACCAACTAAAAATGAAGATGCAACATATTTACTCACCAGAGCCAAACATGAAATCTGTCGCTATTCAGATGATACATTGGCAATATATTTTCAAACTAGTGTAAATGTAATAAATAATAAAATACTATTACAACTTAAAGAATTGGGAGTAGAAATGACTTTGTTGCTAGATTGTGATGGTGAGTGCGTGTATTTGGTGGCAGAGGAAGATTTAGATTTAATACATAAGGTTTTACATATACAAGTTAAAGGAAAGAATATTAAACCAGATAGTGTCAGGACTACTCGAAGGTTGGTAAAATCATAAGTTAGTCTAAGATTTTGCTAGTGTAAATTAATAATACCTACTTGTATAAAGAACTATATATCTTTTGATTTAGGAATTAAAATAGCTGTACAAAAGTTAAACTAAGTGCTTATTTTACCACATTTATAGTACATATATAATATATAATAAAATAGAAAGAAGGAATTTAATATGAGAGAATATTATTTTAATGGATTACTTATGCTTGATGAAAATGATCAATCTCGCATGAATTACATAGTAATTGATCTGGCAGATAGTTCCCAAAAATCCGTAACAGATGTTTTAGATAAGATTTATAATTCCAATAATACAATTAGCAAGCTAATTAGAGTAATAATTAAACCGTTTAATAGTAGTGATTTATATGGTGGGTTTGAATCTTTGTGCATTAAGAAAGACAGATATGGAACTTACAGTTATCATGTAGGTGACTTTGCGTTGGAAAACAGATTGTTCAAATTAACTGAAAGCAATATTGAGATGTGGGTAGAAGACTATACGGATACTACAGAAACAACGGGGGATTTGCAACATGGTAAAACAAGTTAATAATAAGAATAATAAGAAAGGAGTAGAGTTTGATTACGTGGAAGAAAGATGTCAATGTTGTGGAAAGATAATGACAAATGTAAAATACATATGGGTTGGATTAAATGATGATAGATATTATTGTAGAACGTGTGTAAGTGAATATAATATTAGTGCGGTTAAGTGCAGAGAGTTAGATTGATAAAGATGAAAGGAGAGTTTTATACTCTCCTATCCCCTATTGTGATTTTAGATTAGATTGGAGGAATTTCATGTTAACTTGTAAAATCGGAGAAAATATAATTAATTGTTTTGATGGTACATATGATAAATATCAGTTAAAGAAATGGTCTGATAAAAACATATTGATATGTCCTGATTGTGGTAAACCATATGAATATTGTCATGGACGAATTATAACTCCATATTTTCGACATAAAGAAAAAAATATAGAATGCGGAGGTAAATATTCAGAACCAGAGACAGAAGAACATATCAAAGGAAAATTAATATTATACAATTGGTTAATTAAATTACAAGATTTAGGGGTAATAAAAAATGTAAAGTTAGAAACTTATATTCCAGAAACAAAACAACGTCCTGATTTATATTTTGAAAAAGATAATTTACGAAATGTAATTGAACTACAGTGTAGTCCTATAGCTTCAGAATACTTAGAAAGGCATGAATTATATAAATTAGCAAATGTCAATGATATATGGATTTTAGGATTAAATAAATATAATATAAAGCTAACAGATGGGGAAATCGTTCAAATAAAATCTAGACAAAGAATAATTGAAGAAAATAGCAATTACTATTTAAACGTTGACTCATCTGAACTTCTTATGGATAGAAGAATTATAATTCCTAAATTACCATATTATAAATTAGAATTGAATCCTTTTATTAAATGTAATATTGAAAATTTACATATAGATAATAAAGAAATTGTTTTAAATAATGAAACATTAAATTCATTTATTGAAAAGGATATAAAAATATACCAAATCGTAGATAAGTCTAAAGAATTAACAAATTTTCTCAATAATAGATACTTTAATATCCTAAATAAAAAATGTTTTTATCAAAATAATTGGGAGTATAGTCCTTATTTATCAAAAATAACCTTTTATTATAAGAATGAAGTTTTAGAATTCTATATTAATAGAAAATCAATTGATTGTTGTGTTTCTTATGAAGTTTCTGTGCCATTTATAGGGAAAAGAGGGGGACTTGGTTGGCATAAATATACTAAATATAATACATTATTTTCTAAGACTTATGAAATAGTTGATATTGACATAATTAAAGATTTCATTTTAAAAATTGTTTCAAACTTTGTTAGAAATGAAAAATATAAAAAGGGAGGAAAATAATTGAAAACTAAAATGTATAAAGTCTTAAAAATTAAACTTACTTCCCTTATTTCTAATTCTTATAAATTAAAGAAATTCACTCAAAATAAACTGCAAAAGAATTTAATTATGCAACAAGACAATTCAATTTTTAGACATATTAATAAAATAAATGATAGTAATGAAATTATAGGCAAACACGAATATATAAAGGATATAATATTTGTAGAAATAAACAGAAGTGTAACGATGTCAGAATGGCAAATACAAAAAAAAGTAGATGAATATAAATTAAAATACGAAGAAACAGGAAAGAAAAGATATAAAGAATATATAGATGGTAAAACATCTTTGGAAACAATTTTAAGAGATGGTTTTAAATATGACGGTATTACATATAAAAGATTTGGGAAAAGTAGTTCAATGGCACGAAATGCTTCTATAGCGTTTGTTTCTGAAAAGATATTTGATAAACTATTTAATATTACAACAATGGGTATTGATTTAAAAAAACCTATGGTATTAAGTAAATTCGAAGCATATCGGGGGCTTTTGTTTTCTTCTAGTACAGTAATACAGAATGATTTACCATATATAGTTTTAGTTGAAGATTATAATAAAATTATACCGAATCAGAAAATTAAATATACAATTGAAGAGGATTCTGAATATAAATGTAAATATACTGGTCAAATGAAAAAATCTAAAAAATATCCTATTTATTCAGGAATAGATGATGTAAATATATCTTGTTTTGACGGAATGGGTTGTCATGAAAAAAGTATGAGTAAAAAGTTTGAAGAAGTACTAGGAAGTAGGTATCCTGCGGTTCAAATTCGTGCCCCCTATATAAAAGGCTTAAGTCTAGAGTTTTGTTTTAAAAAATATTTTACAGAAGTATTAAAGAAAGATTATATTATTGATGCTTTTGGTAATAGTCATAATATAAATGATGTTGATTGTATATATACAATGTCTATGTGGAAAGGTGCAAGTTATTTTGATAGTTGGGATAATTACCAGAAAAAATTTAAAGAATACAATCATGAATTTTGTGTAAGTAAGACTTCAAGATTAACGCAAGACGAAACATTAATGACTAGGGCTAATTTTCAATATTTACAAAGTTTAACAAAAATGAATAAAGAAAATATATTAAAATTAGCAGATTATAGTAAAAATTATGTTAAAAAAATTATTGATGGAGATTTACTTTATTCTTTACTTTTCCTTGGATTAACTGGAAATAAAGAAAATTTAAATAAAGGTGAGAAAATTGACAATTATTATATGGAGGCAGTTAAAATAAATTCCGAAATGTTAAATGATAAAACAATAAAGAAAAGTCTTTATAGTTTACTTAAAAAGACTATAAACGGGTTTAAATTAGGAAGATTATTTATTAAGGCTCATTATTCCATGGTATATGGTGATTTAAAGTTGTTTATGGAACATGTAGCAAAAGTAGATAGAGAAGGAATATTAAAAGCAGGGGAATTTTATTCTCCTAATTATAATGGTGACTATACAGGGTTTAGATCGCCGTTGGTACACAAATCTGAAGTAAATAAAATGAAATTTGTAGAAAATGAATGGTTAAAAACATGGTGTTCGCATTTAGATAATTTAATAATGTTAAATGGTTTTGATATTTCCATGCCACGCATGGGAGGAATGGATCTAGATGGAGATATAATATGGGTAACAGATAATCAGATTATTTATAAATCTATAGAAGATGAAGATACTGCTGTTGTTGTGGATAAAGACGATAAATCTTCTGCTAGTAAAAACTTTTACAACATCGAAAATCTAATTGAATATGAGAGAAGAACATTATCTCAAAGGATTGGTGAAATAACTAATATATCAACTGGTTTTGCTAATCAAACTCCTAATAGTGAAAAATCGAAAAAATATATTGATAATCAAAACGTATTTCTTAGGGTTGCCCAAGGCCATGAAATTGATAGTATTAAGACTGGAACAAAATATGAAATTGCACCGTATTATAAATCTGTAAAATTACCGTACTTTTTAATTTATAGATATCCTAAAGAAAAAGCTTTTTACAGAAAGATAAGGAAACAAAATAAGATTAAAAAGAAAAGTGGTCAAAATACAGATAGATATAATGTATCTCTATCTCATTCTCCAATGAATGAACTTGCTTTTGATATTGAAAAATGGGAAATTGATATATTAAAAAAATTCAATAATACAAATTATAGTGATACATATAAATTATTAATTGATGATTCTATTGAGGTTAATGAAAATAATTACAATGTGGTAAAACAAATTTATAATGAATTTAATTCAGAATATAAAATTCTAATTAAAAAACATAAAGGAGACAAAGATATTGATAAAAGAATTATATCTTTTTATGATAATTATAAAAGTAAAGTAAATTTATTAAATATTAATAAAAAGGAATTGATTAATTATTGTGTGTTAGTTTCTTATGTTAAAGACAAAACAGATTTAGAAAAAGATAGATTAAGAATAGAACAAGCAAATAGTAAAAATAAAGTAACTAGAATTTATGATAAATCTACTAAGTTTGCTTGGGTGGTAGTCCCTGATGGCATGATTAAAAACTTAAAAGCAAACTCAAAAGTTAATAATATTGCTATTGTTGAATCTGAGGATGGAGAAGAATATTTAGGTAGAAAGTATAAAATAATTAATAAGGAGGATATAATTATTGCTGAATGAATTAAAACAATCTATGGAACTTTTACAAAATGGTTTAAATGAACATATGTATTTAAGAAAAGCTTTGATGACATTAAGTAAATATTATAAATATAGAGGTTATAGTAAAGATGAAAATAAGAAATTGCTTACAGAATGGATTTCTATACAAAATGAAGAATATTATGGAAGTAAATATTATAGGTATACATGGGAAAATATTTTAGAATTTATAAATGAAATAAATAATAATACATATAAAAATAATTATAGGTTTATTGATAAAATTGAAGTTCCAGTAAGTCTTTGTGAAATGAAACAAATTAATATGTTAAAAAATAAAGGAGACAAATTAGTTGCATTCGCAATGTTGTTTTTAAGTAAATTATACG